GCAGATCGCCAACACCAAGCAGCTGCTGGAGGATCGCAAGTCCAGCTTTGCGGCGAAAATGTTCCCCGATACGCTCGGCGAAGGCAGCGATTCGACCAGGTTCCTACAGACTCGGCTGAGCCTGCTCGAGAAGCAGAAGCTGCTGCTCGCTGATCAAGGCAAGGCTGAAGGCGAAAATGCTCGCATCCAGCGCGAAGGGCAGAAGGCGTACGAGGATTTCCAGAAGAGCATCGAGGCGAATTTTACCAAGCGCCAGAAGATGAACAAGGACCTTCTGGATGAGGAAAAGCGCATTGCTGCGGCGCGTGCGGCGGGCTACACCATAACCGCAGAGCAAGAGGCGGCATCCCTAAAAGCCATCCGAGAGAACGAGAAGTACAGGGAGGCCAAGGGACCAAAAGCCAAGGCCTACACCGAAGACGCCGGCATGAAAATGCTCGACTCGTCGCGCCAGGCTTACGTCGTGCTCGTTCAGCAGAACGCAGCGATCAGCGAGCAGGGCACCAAAAGCGAAAAGCTCGGCACTCAGGCCCAGGCACTGATCCGCTGGGAGCAGCAGCTGGCCGAGATCAAGTCGAAAGGCACGCTCACCGCCGACCAAAAGGCGCTACTGGCCAGCCAGGATCTCATCACCGCCCAGCTCAAGAAGAACTCGGCGCTTGAGAAGGAGGTCGAGCTACGCAAGGCATCCAAGGAAGAGGCCGAGAAGCTGGCCGCCTTCCAGGCCAACCAAAACAGCCGGCTCAGCACCGCCCAGGACGGACTTGACTCACAAGTTGCCGGCATGGGGCTTGGCAGTGAGGCGCGGGACCGGCTCAAGCAGGACCTGGCCATCCAGCGCGATTACGCCAGGCAGTCGGCCGATCTGCTGGAGCAGAGGAACACGGGGAGAATTACCCAGGACCTGTACGACAAGGAAAGCGCGGTAATTCAGGACGGCCTGAACAAGCGCCTCGCCATGCAGCAGAGCTATTACAGCCAGATCGACACCTATCAGTCGAATTGGCTCAATGGTGTAACTGCGGGCTGGAACAGCTACGCCGAGATATCGCAGAACACGGCGCAGCAGACCCAGGATATCGTCACCGGATCGCTCGACACGATCACTACGGGCTTCGGCAACTCGTTCTCGGCCATGGCCTTGGACGGCAAGTCCCTCGGTGACGTGCTGAGTAACACGTTCGAGGGGCTGGTCCGCGGCGTGCTTGAGGGCCTCGGTCAGATGGCGGCGCAGTGGCTGATCAACCAGGGCATTCAGCTCGCGTTCGGGCAGACCGAAACGGCGCTGCATGCGACCAAGCTGGCGATGATCAGCACAGAGACCGCTGCTGAAACTGCCGGCGCAGCAACGGTCGCGGCGGCCAAGGTCACCGCGGACGGCGTTGCAACTGCGTCGTCTCTGACGGCTACAGCCACCACCACAACCGCCCAGGTCGCAGCGGCTGGCACCACGCTGGCATCGTGGCTGCCGGCGGCATTGGTGGCATCCATCGGCACCTTCGGCGCTGCAGCGGTCGTCGGTGGCGGCGCGCTGCTCGCGGCCTTTGCCCTGATCAAAGGGTTCTCCAATGGCGGCTATACCGGCGCCGGCGGCGTCAATGAGCCGGCGGGCACCGTGCACAAGGGCGAGGTCGTCTGGAGTCAAGCGGATATCCGCAAGGCCGGCGGGGTGGCCACGGTCGAGGCGATGCGCAAGGGCAATGTCTCGGCTGGGTTGCCGGTTTCAAGTGGCGGCGGCTCGACGACGGCCAGTAATGGCGTTCCGGCGCAGGATAGGCCCCTGGTCGTAAATCTGCATGAGGATGCCAGCCGGGCGGGCCAGGTCAGTCGAACCCAGCTCACAAAGCAGGATGTCGTTGACATCTATGTCTCCAACATCAACTCCGAAGGCGAGATTCACGACGCCAACCAATCCAAGTACGGCTTGAAGTCCCAAGGCGCATAGCAGACTCCCTACCAGGGGATCATAGGAGCAAGGATGAGTAACCCGATCAACGTCTGCTACGCCTCGGGCGGGCCGCTACCGATCAACACCATCGAGGCTACGTGCTCGATCTGGCCTACGCCGATCCTGCTCTGCGATGGCTACGAGGATCGCGTCTGCGGCACTGAAGACGCTCGGGTGCTCGCCTTCACCGCTATGGCCCTGGAGCAGGGGTTGCCCAATCAGGACAACTCCGGTTTTCAGAACATCATTCTCGCTCTCGACAACGTGTCCGGGGAGGTCCAAATCAAGATCGAGCAGGCCAAGGCCGCCAGCGCCCGGGTGACACTGACCTGTCGTCGCTACCTCGAGGGCGATCTGACCTATCCGGCCGAGCGCTACCGAATGTCGCTGCTCAATCGCCAGTACGAAACGACCGTGGCCACGCTGACGTGCGGCCTGTTCGATCTGCTCGGCACAGCGTTCCCGCGGGAGCAACTGACCCCGAGTGTCGCGCCTGGGCTGCTCTACATATGAGCGATATCGGCAAGTACCTGTCAGCCCCCTACAAAGACGGCGCACGCGGGCCGCTGGCATTCGACTGTTACGGCCTGGTCATTGCTGTGCGGCATGAAGTGTTCGGCCTGCCGTTGCTGCCCTCGCTGGGCGGCGTGGGTCGGGCCAGGCTGCGCGCGAACACCACCGCGTATCACGACCTCAAGACCGGCATGGACGAGTGCCAGCCTGAGCCAGGCGCCATCGCGGCCGCCTTCAAGGGCGATTACCTGGAGCACGTCGGTGTGGTCGTGCATCTGGACGGCCAACTGAAGGTGCTCGACACCAACCCGGGCGGCCCCCGCATTCGCCCCGTGCGCGACTTCGCCGCGTGCTATCAACGAGTGGTGTACTACAAATGATCGAATTTTTCCCCAATAAGATTGCGGGATGCCAGCCGCTGGCCACGTTCTCGACTGATCGTCGAATGACCCTGGAAGAGTGGATCATCGACCAGCTCGAAGAGGGCGTGACGTACACCCGTGGCCCGGTCCAGCCTATCAGCATCTCGCTCAACGGCGAAATGATCGACGCTCACCTGTGGCACAAGGTCAAGTTCAAGCCTGCTCATCACGTTCAGATCTGGTACGAGCCGAAGGGATCCGACCCGTTCACCATCACCGCCTTGCTGTTCAAGGGCGTGAAGGCCATCGGCAAATTGCTCATGCCCAAGATGCCCGGCATGCCCTCGATGGCCGGTACCGCCCAGGGCGACCCGATCGACGAGGCCAGCGCCAAGGGCAACAAGGTCAAGATCGGCGACCCAGTGCGCAACCTGGCCGGCCGGCAGAAGCTGTTCCCGGCTTACCTGGCTGAGCCGCGCCCTTGGTTCACGGCGCCGCGCGAGCAGTGGACTGAAATGCTGCTCTACGTCTCGGCAGGTGACGTGCAAGTCACCACCAGCGACATCAAGATCGGCGAAACCCCCATTATCTCGATGGGCGCTGACGTCGTCTGCAATATCTACCCGCCTGGCGCTGACGTGTCGGGCAATACCGCCTCGATGCTTTGGTACGGCGTCGATGAGGTCGGGGCCAGTTCCAACGGTTCGGCCGGCCTGGAAATGACCGTAGCCACCGCGCTGACGCAGACCGCGACGGCCTCGGCCTACCAGTTCAGCGGGACCAGCATCGGCATTCCTTCCGGCGCCGGCGCCTTCCCGGCCGACTGGGCAAGTGGCCTGATCATTCGCGTCCTCTCGCCTTACGTGTACACCGTCATCGACGGCGGCGCCGGGCGAGACATTGTGCGTGGCCCGCTGGAAATGCTGAATCCATCGGTAGGCATGTCGATCGAGGTCCAGGGTGCGAACGCTGGTTATTACGTCGTCCACTCCTACACCCCGTATGCGCCGGCCGTGCCGCCAACTTCTGGCACGCCGTCGACGATTCTCGGCTCGAGCATTCCAGCCCGCTACGACTACAACGTGACGCCGCTGACCTTCACCGTTTCACTCGGCGCGACCCCGTATTCTGTCGCGCTGAATGCGGCAACGACCGACCTGGCAGGCCTGGTCTCTGCCATCAATACCGCCAAGGGTGGCGCGCCATTCGTGGCCAGCGCCTCGGCGGGTAAAGTCCTGCTGACGCAAACCGGTGCCAATGACGGGCAGGCCCTGGTCTCGTCCGGCGGCGCTGACGTGCTCGGCTCCAGTCCAGTCAATACCACCGGCACTGCAGCTACTTCGGGCACGCCTGAGCAGCCGGCAGAAATGACCCTGGACTACGTCGGAGGTCAGCCGGTAGTTGGCCTGGCGCTCGGTTCGGCCCTGGCCACCATCGGCCCGGCCGGCCTGCGCTACCGCATCACGGCCTTCAGCTCGACGCTTATGGTTGTTGAGCGCCTGACCTCGTCCGGATCGGTCGATGCTGGCTGGCCAGGCTTTGACCTGACCGAGACTGTAAACGGCCTGATCACCCTTGACCCGTTGAACCTGCAGGGCGGCTATCGAGGCTGGTTCAGCTGCGCCCCGAAAGGCGAACTGGTCACCGAGCTGGAATGGACTGTGTTTCACCCCAATGGCCTGTGCGGCATCGGGCGGGAAGGGCAGATCTACCCGGTCAGGTCGTTCCATACCTTCGAGTTTCGCGATGCGGATACGGCCGGGCCCGTGACGGTGATCGAGAAAGAGCACTACGGCGGCACGCGTGATGCGCAGGGCTTCACGTATCGCGCGACCCTGCCTTACCCGATGCGACCAGAGGCGCGAATCAAGAAGCGCTTCGTCAGCCAGCCAGGCCGCATCGACTCGGAAAAGCAGGACGATATCAGCTGGTACAGTCTCCGCAGCCTGCGCCAGATCCGACCGACCACTTACCCGGGCATGACTGTGATAGCGCTGCAGATCCGCGGCGGTGATCGCCTGTCGGCCCAATCAGAAAGCCAGGTCAACCTGATCGGCACCCGGATTCTGCCGATCTACACCGGCGGCGCCTGGACCGCGCCGCAACCCACGCGCGGCATCGTGCCCTGGTGCCTGCATGTCCTGAAGTCGCTCGGATACACCGACGCCGATATCGACCTGCCCGAGTGGGATCGCTTGCACACGGTGTTCGAGGCCGCCGGCCAGTATTACGACGAGGTGATCGACGACACCAGCACGGCAAAGGACCGGCTGAACAATGCGCTGGCGTGTGGCTTTGCCGAGCTGACCATCAAGAACGGCTTGGTCAGCTTGGTGCGCGACGAGCCCCGGGCGGCATTCGATATCACCTACGGGCCGAAAACGCAGACCTACTCTCCGCAGAACATGACCAAGGGGCTCAAGATCGACGGGCCGCTGCCATCCATCAACGATTTCGACGGGGTCGACGTTGAGTATTACTCGAACCTGACGTGGGCCTGGGAAACCGTGCCCTGCCGCTGGCCGGGTGATGCGGGGCTGAAGGTCGAGAAGGTCAAGCTGCCAGGTGTTGGCGACCGAAACCGCGCTTACCAGTTCGGCATGCGCCGCCGCGGTCACCAACTGTTCCGCCAAGACACCTACAGCTGGGAAACCGAGCTGGCCGGCATGAACTCGGGATACCTGAGCTTCTGCGCGGTGGCCAGTGATACGCCGGGCCTGTGCCAAAGCGCGCAGCTTCGAAGTGTCGCGGCGGTCACCGGCGGTTTCTTGCTGGAATCGACCGAGCCTATCGACTGGTCGGCTCCCGAGACCTACAAAGTCGGGATCAGTCGTGCTGACGGCTCTCTCTCTGGTCCCTTCCAAGCGACTGCCATAGACGAGTACCACATGCGGATCACCGATCTGGACTTCGTGCCCGACACCAGCATGACCCTGGAACTGCCTCAGCTGCTGGTCGGCCCGTCGAGCAAGTGGGCCTATCCGGTCCTGGTTACCAGCTCGAACCCATCAAACGGAAACGTAGCGTTGAAGGGAATGCCCTACGACGCTCGTGTTTACAACTATGACGGCAGCGCGGCGCCTGCTTGATGAGGGTGCCTCTGACAAAAGGACGACGAGCATATGCTCACAATACCTGACGGGATACCGTTGCCATTGAGGGAGGGGTACGGGTTTTCGGCAGTAAGCCCTATCGTCCGAACACAATTTACGAGCGGTAGGTCGATGCAACGGCGACGCTTTCGCAGTGTTCCGACAATGGTCAATGTTTCCTGGCTCTGTACAGCCAGCCAGGCAAGGCTATTTGAGGGCTGGTGCAAGTGGGGAATTAATTGGGTCGACTGGTTTCTCTGCCCACTCAAAACTCCGATCGGCCTGATGCCAGCGCGGGCCAGGTTCACTGATATCTACGACGGGCCGGTATTGTTCGGAGTGGATCTCTGGCGCTATACGGCCACGCTTGAGCTGTTCGAAATGCCGGTTATTTCAGAGGCCGAACTGACCGACATGATGGCCGGAATGGATCTCAGCGTTATGAACTCCAGGCTGCGTGGAGAGCTGACGAGCTGGTACACGAAGTCATGGCCCGGAACGTCTTAGTTACCCAACACACTGATCGCCTTTTAATTTTTACAGCCCGCCACTGCGCGGGCTTTTTTGTTCCTGGAGAAAATATGAGCGGACCTTCGGATCTCGCCCGGCTTACCGTAACGATCAATACAGCGAACGAACTGTTGCTGTCTGATCAAATAAAGATGATGGATGTTGGTGGCGGCGTGATGCGGCCAACCAACGCGAAGGCAATATCTGATCTGGCTACGCAGATGAGTGGGGCAATGATTTACACATCAACCGCACTAGGTCTGGCCGGAACGGTGTCGGGTGGTTTCTTCAGCGTCACTGCGACAGATAGTGCAGAGTACCTGGTGCTATACAGAAACGATGCCGGCGTGGCGACGGAAGTCAAGCGGTATCCGTCAGCAATCGCAGTCGATGAGATCAGGGAAAATATAAACACATTTGAAAGTGATGCTGTTGCGCATTCATTCGAGGACGAAAACCGATTTGTTCTGTTGAAACTGATGGCCGACGGCACCCTCGACATGCTGGGCGGAAAGATTAAAGCGCCAGGGCTGACTGTCTCGGACGAGGACGGCTCTCAAGCGGCCAAGTTTGGCGCCAAGCAATCCGACATTAATGGCCTGGTCTTGCAGCCATCTGCCGCGCCGGGCGTGGAGATTGCAGACGAGAACGGTTTTATCCTGCCCGGTGGGAGCTTCTCCGGGAACGCTCCGGCACCGGCAACGCAAGTTGAGGCGCCAGCAAGTCTTGAGTTGAATCAGCAGCAAGTAACGGACTTCATGGGCGTGTGGTCCTATGGGCAATCGCTCAACGAAGGGGCTTACTCGACGCCAGTGATCTCTACCACCCAGCTGTATGGGAACGTGATGATTGCAAGCGGCAATAAGATCCGCTACGGAGACCCTTACTACGACGCCTCTGCATTTGTGCCATTGGTAGAGACTGTCCGGGACCTGGACGGTGAGTCGCCGGTTACGGCGATGTGCAACGGTGTGTCGCGGCGGATCGCGGAGGACGGCGAGAGTCTTGGCGGGGTCTTTGTCGCCGCGGCGCCTGGCCGCGGTGGGCAAAGTGTTGAAGCATTAGGCCCTGGCGGCAATGGCGATTATGAAAAGATGCTGGCTCAAATCAAAGACCATGCAAATCTCGCGAAGTCGCTGGGGAAAACCTATTCGGTCTGGGCCTACGTCTGGATTCAGGGTGAGGCGAACTACTCCACCACGGGCTCGGGCGCTACATCCACCAAGTCGGCCTACAAATACACGCAGCTGCAACTTGAGCTCTTTGACGGGCTGTCGCGCGAACTGGCGACCCTAGGCGTGCAGAAATTCCGCCCGTACCTGTTCACCTACCAGGTCGGGGCGCACCGCAAGTATTCCAGCGACACCATGCAGATTGCCCTGGCGCAATGGCGCGCAAGTCGCGCGCGCCCGGACGTGGTGATGGCCGCGCCGGTGTACATGTTCCCGGTTGTCGGCGACAACCTGCACCTGACCAACGAAGGCAGCTGGCTGCAGGGTGAGTACTTAAGTCGGGCCATGAAAAAAACCATGATCAGTCGCGATGGCAAATGGCGGCCGCTGGAGCCTGTGTCCGTCGACTGGACCAACACCTATGTCGACATCAAATTCCATGTGCCGGGTGGCCATCTGGTGCTGGACAACGCGCTGGCGGCAACCGCTCCCAACTTCGGTTTCGACATCCGCGAATCGGGGGCGGTGGCCACCAGTCTCATCAGCTCAGTAAGCGTGACCGGGCCTGACACCGTGCGCCTGGCGCTGAGCCGTCCGGCCGCCGCCGACGGCCTGCTCAGCTATGCGCGTGGCCGATCTGGTGACCCTACTGCATCAGGCCCGGTCATCGGGGCGCGGGGCAATCTGCGCGATACGCACGGCCTCTTCGACACCGCTACTTCGCCATCTGGTGCCACCTACGCATTGCACAACCCGTGCGTAATGTTCGAATTCAATCGGAAAACTGGTTTCTAAGGAG